GGAAAAAGTAATTTCAAAAGTGGGTTTTTGGTCAGTCCAGATTGACGCGATCATCGCGTCCCCTCAAGACTGTCGGTATACGTTTTGGGTAGAAACTCCTAGAACTCCGTGCTGCCCTGACAATCTTGCGAAAGGCGGGCATACGTTAAAACGACACGTGAACAAGGAAAAAGATGGTTATTTATTGTTTTTGTATTTTTGTGCTAAAAGCTACGCTGAGCGAACAAAAGAAAAAGAAAACCAAAAGAAAAGCGATACCAAACTGGGCGAAGATAAACTGCATGCACCAGGACGATTAGACAATACAACTTCCGCACGTCAGAGCGAGAAGCGACACATCAAAGTGCACTTTCAATCCAAGGGCTCTAATGCAATACGCATGGATTGGCGTTTCGCATCCCGCATAGCGGCACCCGCGCGAAAAACCTCTTTTGAGGATTCCGCGCGACGTGAGAGAGCCGCGGTGTACGCAGCATTGCTCGGCTGGAGGGGAGAAAAGTGGGACGGTCCGACCGTGTCTTCAATGTCAGCGAGCTCGTACTCACTCTTCTCCTCCTCCTCATCGCCCTCAATGACAGATGCCAGCAACTTCTCGAGACGAGCAAGGCGGCATGACATTGCCTGAGCGGCAACGAATTCCTCCCCAGCAGACGGTGAAGTCGCAGTGAGCACAGTGCTCGGGAGAGAAATAATAAAAAAATCCGTAGTCCCCAACCCCACAATAGTCGAGGGGGTGTACGTAATCGTGCAGCCTGCAGCAGGCACGGTTATGGAGGCATTGTTAATGCCGGGATTTATGGTGGTACCAGAAAGCGAAGACACATTCGAGGCCACGTTGCGGACACTCGTCTGTGAGAACAAATTCAACCCAACACCAGTTCCGAACGAAGCGATCGACGGAGCTGTGGCAGAAGTAACACCGGCAACATTCAAAGACAGAAAGTAGTTGCCCGGAACACCTGCAGGGAACACGATGGTATTCGTACCCAAGTGATACCCGACAAGGCAGGAGTAGCTCCAGCCTGCAGCACGGCATTGGCGAAATTATTCGCCGTAGTCGATGCCACAGAACTGAAGTGAACGGCACCCCCAGACGACGCAATCGCAGTGAGGATGGGCTCGGAAAGCTTCAGGCGATACCTCACGCGCAGCTCTCCAATATTTGAGGTGTTGGTATTTCCGTAGGTCGAAACGAACAGATTTCCAGCATCATAGGTCTTGAGATCAGTGTTCGCGAGCTGAGCGCCCGGACGCACGAACTTACACAGATTGGCACGCAAACGCGCACAATCGATGGGCAGACGAATCAGAGGCACGCAGGGCATGCCATCCTGGTGGGGAACTGAGTCCTCCACCTGCTGTTTCGTCAGCGGAGCTGGATCGGTCGCGTCGTAATCAAACGACAACATAACCTTTCCTGCCTGACCATTGGTGGCGAATTCGCTCACCTCACGCTTGTAATAGAACTCGAGATACTCAAATTCATATTCCGAGTAGAGCGAAGAAACCTTCGAGCCCCACGGGAACACACCGGCCTGACCGGGATTGCAAGCAAAAGCAGTTGTTGCAAAAGAGGTAGAGCCATTCACATCTTGAATGTACTCATCTTCCTCAATGAACTGTGCCCTCCTAGTAGTCGCATTACCACTGCGACCACTTTGGAGCCCAATACGTCCAGACGGACCAGGACCGACCGGCATCATAGCACGATTCGAATTCTGGCGCCCGGCACGTTTGGGATTACGAGTCTGCCGCTTCGCCTGCTGGCGCTTTGCGGCTGCCGGTTTGCGCTGGCCTTTCTTGGCCTGCTGCTTACCGGACTTCTTCTTCTGAGTCTGTGCTCGGCCTGACATCCGAATGACAAGCAGGCGACAAAGAAGGGAAAGGAAACACTAGTCTTACGAAGACTAGGAGAAAGAGGGGTTGAAATCTAAGACGGAAAGGGCTAACAATCAATCAGAAGGCAACAGAACGCTAAAATCAATTTAGGTTCTGGACTACCACGCGTGTCTTGCGACATGGGTACGCACAAGGCGCGCGCGGTGTCCCCCCCACACTTGCGGCTTGCGCCGCCAAACCTGGTCCTCAGAATACAATCTAAGGGCACTAATCATCACACACAACATTCCACCCATGGTGACATCATCACCGGAGTCTATTTTGCCGTACTCCAAACAACACCGCTAGTCAGGCGGGGAATGGGGACGTATCATCTCGGCTAGTTCCATGGGAAGTAGAGGATGGTGGTATTTAATGAATGTCCTGAGACGCCGGTGGCCTTGGAACCACTCGTAGGTCTTTACCAGGGTTGCACCACATAGCAGTGTGGGCACCCGGTCAGGAACAGGTTATAACAGCCAACGGTCAAACAACATGCACATTATGAAGAGGCGCGAAATGGAAGACACGTGGCTGAGGAAACGTAATTTTATACAGCACAGAATTAGCAATCCCAAGGACTCAGGAGCGGCATTAGCTCAACCGAGTGCTCAGTCTCAGCAATACGGGTGTGGACTGAATCCACCCCGAGTTGATTGACTTGGAGGCCTAATCTGGCAGCCCGACGAGGGCGATCCTCTTTGTACTCCTCATTATCAACATGAGGATGCGCAGGAGCGAGAACATTCATCGCCCTGCGGTACAAGGAGGGAGTGATGTCGGGAGTCTCCAGAACGGCTGGGCTTTCATCGACACAGGGGTCCTGCTCACGCGAGCTGACACCATCGACCTCCGCTGCCTTATACAGGGGATAATAGTCAACAATGCACGGCAAGGACTTGACGCGGGAGAGGAGCTTCTTATAAGACTCCTCATCATCACGCGTCAGCCCATAAACCGCGGACATCATCACATAAGTCTCAGCACACGGAACGTGCTTCGAACTCACATGAGCATTATGCAGAAGTGCCCTCCTCATCTCTCGAGTGGTAGTCAACTTTGTGACACCTGAAGTGAGCTCTAAATTCTTGGCCCACATCGAGTTAAGGAAGGGAATGAAGGAGCAGTCATTGGATCGACCGATCGCATCAGAACGTAACAAACTGTTCAAATCCACATTAACCGGGGGGTTAACGAACCACCCCGATTTCACGGCTCCACGTCCTATGCCAGGACCGAGCACAATCTTCCCTCCCTCAACAGGCCAAAACCTGGAGGAGCAGAAGGACGCCTTATACTTGGCGTCAGAACCCACGTGCTTCTTGGGCTCAAGCTCGAGTCCAAGCTTCAGCAACAACGCCTTCAAAGGAATAGTATCAATAAACTCGCGCGAACCAATCAAAAGATTGTCG